TTCCCGAAGTCCGAGGGATGCACGACCTCCACGCCGTTCAGGGTGATCGTGCCGCTCGCGACCTTGACGGCGCCGCCCGGTCCGTTCTCGACACGCAGCACGAACGGCCGCTCCGGCCGGCACACGTCCAGGGTCTCCGCGAAGGTGTCGGGCGATCCCGTGGTTCGCACGTACGCCCGCGGCCCGAACACGGTGTCGGCGCGCCCGCGGTCCGGGGCGCCCACGACTGCGAGTGCGACCAGTCCCATGTGCACCAGGAGATACGGGCGTGTCATCGGAGCTCCCTCCTCGCCGTCGTCGGCGACGACGCGGGCTCGGAGGAGAGCAACCGGCACGCCAGGGCGGCTGGATCACGCACTCCCGCGCACTTGCGCCCGACGCCCCGTGCGCGCACCGGGGGAGGCTGCACACGAAGCTGTGCAGCGCCCGCGCCACCGGGTGCCTCGCTGCGAGTCGAACGGCGGTCGCGGCGCGCGCGGGCCGTGCCCGCTAACTCCGCGCTCCGTCACGCGAGGGCGGCCGACGGCGCACCCGGGACGCCTCGCACGAGCGCGGCGGCTCCGCGCGGGTGCACATGAATCCGTGCAGGTGCACACAAACCAGTGCAGGGGCGCTGGCACCTCGAGATGGCGCCCTCGCGATTCCGCGGAGTTCGAGGGAGCGGCCGCCGGCACCCCGGTTGCACTCCTGATGGGAGCGGCTCTCGGGCCTCGAGGCGCGCGGTCGCGGACGCCGGTCCTCCTCGACGGACGGTCTCCGACGGTGAGGAACGGCCTCCGAGGGTGGGGCGACTCCGACCGCGCGACCTGGTGCCCGGAGCGGCGGACGACCCGGTCTCCATGCCCGGAAGAGGAGAGAGCGGGCGGCGGGGCGACCGGGTCGGGCGGGGGCGGTGTCGCCGAGCGAGGAGGAGCTTGCGGGGAGCAGCCCGCAGCTTGACACCCTGCCCCCCGCATAGTACAAGTGGGCGGGTTTGCCCGACTCCGCTCAGGAATGGCGCGGGGTTCCGGCTCACCCGACCGGGCCGCCGCTCAGGACACCAACTCGGGGAGGACGAGATGCCCTACGTGATTGCCGAGCCGTGCATCGGCGTGAAGGACAAGGCCTGCGTGGAGGTCTGCCCGGTTGACTGCATCTACGAGGGCGACCAGATGCTGTACATCCATCCCGAGGAGTGCATCGACTGCGGCGCCTGCGAGCCCGTCTGCCCCGTCAAGGCCATCTTCGCCGAGGACGAGGTCCCGGACCAGTGGAAGCAGTACATCGACATCAACAAGCAGTGGTTCAAGGACCACCCGGAGGCCAAGCCGGCCACCAAAGCGTGATGACCGTCCGGCCGGCGGCCTGAGCGCCGGCGCGCCCACGCATCGTCGAGGGGCGTCACCGCGAGGTGACGCCCCTCGTGCGTCCGGAGCCGGTGATTCCGGGCGGGTGCCGTCCGGTCCGGCCGCCGGCGCCGGGGCCCACCGGCGGTTCGCACCGATCGCGGCTCCGGGCGCCGGGCCCGGGGTGCCGGGACGGCCGTGCGCGGGGTGAGGCGGGTGCTCCGGGCGGTCCTGGGGTTCCCGGGCCGGTGGTGGCCGCGCCGCAGCTATCGCGAGCTCGTCGGCCTGCACGAGATCTCCCAGGCGTTCGCGGCGATGACGGACATCCGCGCAGACAGTTTCAGGGACACCGCCTGAGCCGGTTCGCTACGCGCTGACCGTCCGGCCGGAAGGGCCGAGGTGAGGGCTCCACGGCGCCGCCCGGGGCATCCTTCCCGGCCCACTTCGCGCAACGGGGTGTCCCGTCTCCGCCACTCTGGGGTGAGGCCCAAGCCGGCCAGGCGGGTGCCTACTCCGGCCCCTCTCATCGCGCCAGATGAGCTCCAGGCCGTGCTGGCGGCCGATCGGGAGCTCGCGTGCCGGGTGGCCGAGGCCTCGATCCTGGAGGCCTGTGCGGAGCTTCCCCGCGCGTGGGTCGAAGGGCTCGTCGCGATCGTCCTCGGCGCGATTCGGGTCGCTCAGGCCTATCCGCCTGGGACCAGCCTCCGATCCGGTCGGGCTCCCCTCGTGGTGCCGGTTCCCACGCGGCTTCGTGAGGCGTTCATTGCCGAGGCGGCGCGTCGCCGGCTCTCGCCGTGGTCTCTGGCCTATCACGCAATGCAGGTCTTCCTCGTGGAGTGCCGGCGTCAGCGGGGCGAGGCTCGGATGAGCAATTTTTGGTCGTTGGGATCGCCATCGGGAGACTGACGACCAATGCCGAAAGTGCGGACGCCCCTGAGTCGACGCGAGCGCGAGTTCGTGCGGCTGTTTCTTGTCGGGAAGCGCGGCATCCGCGGGAATGCCACGCAGGCCGCGATCGCGGCGGGGTATTCCGCGAGGTCCGCGCGGCAATCCGCCTCGCGGTTGATGGCAAGAGCGGCCATCCAGGACGCCATCGCGCATTACGACCAGAAGGCCGAGATCGATGCGGTTCGTGTGCTCAGGGAGATGCAGCGGATCGCGCTCTCCGACATGCGCGACTTCGCGGACTGGGGACCGGACGGTGTGGTGCTGAAGCCGAGCACCGAGCTGTCGGATGAGGCCGCGGTGTGCGTGGCGGAGGTGGAGGAACGGCGCCGGACGCGGACCGAGGCCGGATCGAACGACGCCGCGCCAGCCGAGATCGAGGACCGCCACGTGCGATTCAAGCTCCATGACAAGGTCAGCGCACTCCGGGATCTGGCGAAGCACCTGGGGCTGCTGCGGGAGCGCGTCGAGCATACCGGGCGCGGCGGCGGTCCGATCGAGGTGCACTTCTTCCTTCCGAGGAATGGCCGGGAAGCGGACTCGTCCGCTCCGAGCGCGCGGCCGGTGGCGGCGCTCTCCAATGGCCGCCATGACGGCCCGGACAACGGGTCGGGGCACCGCGGCGGATGAGCGCGCCGGCGCTCGATCACGGCTGCCTGTCGTGGCTCGACGTGCCGGCGGCGCTGGGGACGATCACCGTACATCCACTCGCAGAGCCGACGGTGGGCTGCCCGTGCGGCGTCATCGGCGGACGGGACGTGCGGGTCGTCGATGGATCTCCCGTGTGCGCGCGGCCGCGTGGTGCGCGCTCGGTTGGGCAGGCCAGAGCGTGCGGGCCGAACCCATGACGGTGGCACTGGAGCGGACGAGCCGTCTTCGGCAGGAGATTCGGCCGCAACCGGGTTCGCAGCAGGACTTTCTTGCGTCATCGGCCGATATCGCGATTGCAGGGGGGGCTGCTGGAGGGGGGAAGACCTGGGGGCTGTTGCTGGAGCCGATTCGCCACGTGTCCGTCCAGCACTTCGGGGCGGTGATCTTCCGCCGGGAAATGCCGCGGATCACCCAGGAGGGTGGGATGTGGGACGAGAGCCTGACACTCTATCCCTATCTCGGCGGCGTGCCGCGGATGAGTCCGACCCATGAGTGGCGGTTTCCCTCCGGCGCCACCATTACGTTCGCCCACCTCCAGCACGAGACCGACAAGCTCAACTGGGCCGGCGCGCAGATCCCGCTCCTGCTGTTCGATCAGCTCGAGGAGTTCACCGAGGGCCAGTTCTGGTATCTCCTCTCGCGGAATCGCAGCACCGTCGGGATTCGGCCGTACCTCCGGGCGACCTGTAACCCCGTCCCGGAGGACGACCCCGTCGGCGGGTGGCTCCATCGGCTGCTCCAATGGTGGATCGATCCCGTCACGGGCTACGCGATCGCCGCGCGGTCCGGCGCACTCCGCTGGTTCTCCCGGGTCGGTGACGAGCTGGTGTGGGGCGACTCGCGCGCCGGACTCCTGGCCGAGCTCCTGGCCCGCGGCGTCCCGGCCGAGGACGCGGACCCGCTCTCACTCACGTTCATCCCGATGGACCTGGAGTCCAACCGCGCGCTGCTCGCGAAGGATCCGGGCTACCGGGCGAAGCTCCTGGCGCTCCCGCTGGTCGAGCGCGAGCGGCTGCTCCGCGGCAACTGGAACGTGAAGCCCACCGCCGGCAAGGTGCTCAACCGGGCGTGGTTCCGGATTCTCCGCGACGCGCCGGCCCCGACCGATGACCGCGGGCGCGCGCGCATCGTGGCGCGGGTCCGGTACTGGGACAAGGCCGGCTCCGTCGCGAAGCCTGGGACGGACCCGGACTGGACGGCCGGGGTTCGGATTGCGCGGCTGGCCGATGGGCCGTTCCTGATCGAGTCGGTCGTCCGCGGGCGGTGGACGCACGGCGACCGCGAGCGCGTGATCGTGCAGACCGCGCAAACCGACCCGCCCGGGACGGCGATCTGGGTCGAGCAGGAGCCCGGCTCGGGCGGCAAGGAGTCTGCCGAGCTGACGATCCAACGGCTCGCCGGGTACACGGTCCGGGCCGACAAGGTCACGGGCGCGGCGGTCGCGCGCGTGGGCCCGCTCGCGTCGCAGGCCGAGGCCGGGAACGTCTGGCTCCTGGGCGCGGACTGGAACGAGCCGTTCCTGGTCGAGTGCCACGCCTTCCCGGACGGCGCGCACGACGACCAGGTGCTCGCCGCGGCCGGCGCCCTGACGAAGCTTGCGCTCGGCGTCGGGACCGCCGGGATGAGTCGGGTGGTCGGGCTGTGAGTGACTGCGGGCCCGCGTGCGAGCACTGCCGGTCCGCTCGCCACCCGCGACGCCAGGGCGGGCGCCGATGACGCCGTCGCGCCTCGAAGTGATGGAGCGGCTGGTGGCGTGGCAGGGGCCGTACGCCCTGTGGTGGCTCCTCGAGGCGATGCTCGTGGCCGACGAGGGGGCGGCGTGCTGAGGCCGACCAGCGGGCGGCCGGTCATGGCCCCGGGTGAGACCCCCTGACGCCCGAGTGGTCGGCGCGATGATCCGATGCAGGTCCTGCGGCGGCGCCGGTCATGCGGCCGGCGTCGTCTGTCTCCGTTGTTGGCGGCGCGGCTGGTGGTGATCCGCGCCGAGGGAGGAGCCCGCCATGTCCGTTGACAGCCGGCACCCGGCCTACGACCGCCGCGCCCTGCAGTGGATGCGCTGCCGCGACGTCGCGGGCGGGACCGACCTGGTGAAGCTCGCGGATCTCCGCGGGGGCGGCGGCCGGCGCCGCTACCTGCCGATGCTCTCCGGACAGACGCAAACGGAATACGAGAGCTACGTCGACCGTGCGCTGTTCTACCCCGCGGTCGAGCGCACGGTCCAGGGGCTCACGGGCCTCGTGCTGCGGAAGCCCCCGACGGTCGAGCTGCCGGACCGGTTCCGGCTGGACCTGGTCGATCTCACGCTCGCCGGGCAGCCGTGGGAGTCGGTCCTACTCGATCTCCTGGACGACGTCCTGACGGTCGGGCGTGTCGGGATCCTGGTCGAGTTCCCGCAACAGAACGGGACGCGGCCGTACTGGACCCTGTACCGCACCGAGCAGGTCGTCAACTGGCACTACGGGCGCGAGGCCGACGTCACGGGCGCTGGCCGGCTCGTGCTCGACCGTGTGGTTCTGGAGGAGTCGATCGAGGAGCCCGGGACGGACCCGTTTCAGCCGCGGACCGTGCTGCAGTACCGCGTGCTGGAGCTGGTCGACGGGCGCTATCAGGTCAGCCTCTACCGGAAGCAGGACACCGCCGGGAGCGGGCCCGCGGTGTGGGTCATGGTCGGCGAGCCGATCATCCCGATCCGCAAGGGCCGGCCGCTCGACGCGATCCCGTTCCTCGCGATCGGGCCCCGGCACGTCTCGCTGGTCCCGGACAAGCCGCCGCTGCTCGACATGGTCGACGTGAACCTCTCGCACTACCGGAGCGCCGCGGACCTGGAGCACGGCCGGCACTGGACGGGGCTCCCGACGCCGTGGGTGGCCGGAGTCACGCCCGGGACGGAGCTCCGGATCGGGTCGTCTGTCGCCTGGACGTTCCAGGATCCGAACGCGAAGGCCGCGATGCTCGAGTTCTCCGGTCAGGGGCTCGGCGCGCTGGAGAAGGCTCTGGAGCACAAGGAACGGCTCATGGCGATCCTGGGCGCCCGGCTCCTCGAGGGGCAGCCGATGCGCGGTGAGACCGCCGAGGCGGTCCGGCTCCGGCACGCGGGGGATGCCTCCACGCTCACGACGATCGTGTACGCCCTGGAGGAAGGGCTGACCGCGGCGTTCCGGTGGCATGCCTGGTGGGCCGGCGAGGACGACGCCCGCACCGTCGACAACACCATCCAGGTCAGGCTCAACCGGGACTTTTTCGACGAGCCGATCGACCCCGCGGTGGCGCAGACGTTGATGCAGATGTGGCAGGCGGGCGGGATCTCCTGGGAGACCTACTACTACCTCCTCCAGCGCGGCGAGTGGACGCGCCCCGGCGTCGCGGCCGAGGAGGAGCGGGCCCTGATCGAGGCGCAAGCCCTGGCCCTGGCGCCAGAGCGGCCGGCGGGGACGTCGGCCGAGACCCCGTGACGCAGGAGAGCATGACCGAGACGCTGAACGTGGGACGACGGGGGGCTCTCGCTCCAGGTCAACGGCGTGCTGTTCGAGGCCACGCCCGCCAAGACCGTTGCGATCGCGGCGTGGTTCGCCGCGAGCTACCCGGCCGGCGTCGACGCGGTGCCGCTGCCAGCCGTCCCGGCCCCGAGCGCGTGACCCGCCGGAACCCGCTCCGGCGGCGGACGCGCCTGGCGCGCCGGACGCGGCTCCGAGCGCGGAGTCGGGCCCGGGCGACGCACCGGCCGGTCCTGCCGCCGACCGCGTACCGCACGCTCGTCCAGCACTGTCTCGCGCGCGAGGATGGCCGCTGCTGGTGGTGCAGGTCCCCGCGGTGTCGCCCGCTCGACCCGCACCATGTCGTCAAGCGGAGCCAGGGTGGCGCCGATGCAGCCGAGAATATCGTGATCCTGGGCCGGCCTTGCCACGACCGGACGGACGCGCCCTATGCGAAGGGCCGGCTGGTGATCCGGCCGCTCGGCGGCGAGTTCTTCTCGGGCGCGCTGGTCTATGCGGCCGACAAGTGGACCGCGCGCGCCATGAACCATGCCTGATCCCTGGGCGCCGCTGTTCGACGGGGCCGGCCGGCGCATCCCGGCGTTTCAGCGCGCGCTCCTCGCAGCGGTCGCGCGGGCGCGCGCCGGGGCGACGGCAGACGCGCTCGCCGCGCGGCTCCGGGCCGGGGACACGACGGGCGCGTTCGAGCTCGCCTGGACCGCCTGGCAGGAGGCCGCGGCCCCGCTCGGGCGCGAGATCACGCGCCAGCTCCGGGATGCCCTGGAGGCCGGCGGGGAAGCCGCCCGCGTGATTGAACGCGGCCGCCTGCTGCCGGCGCTCGACATTACGAACCCCGAGGCGGTCCGCTGGGCCCAGACCCGGTCGGCCGAGCTGGTCCGCGAGATCTCGGCCGAGACCCGGCAGGTTATCCGGGCCGTGATCGTCCGGGCGTTTCGGGACGGGCTCGCGCCGGACGACACGGCGCGCGAGCTCCGGGGCGTGATCGGGCTCACGACCCGGCAGGAGCAGGCCGTCGCCGCGTTCCGGGATCGGCTCAACCGGCTGCGCGAACGGCCCCCCGGGAGCGCCGCCGACACGAACCTCCGGCGCGTCAGTAACCGCGGGCTCACTGCGGACCGCGTCAATGACCTGGTCGCGCAGTACCAGGCGCGGCTCCTCCGGCAGCGCACCACGACGATCGCCCGGACCGAGATCATGACGGCGTCGCATGAAGGCCAGCGCCAGCTCTGGTCGCAGGCCGTCCAGGATGGCGCGCTCCGGCCAGACAACCAGGAGCGCCGCTGGATCGTGACGCCGGACGACCGACTCTGTCCGTTGTGCCAGGCGCTGGAGGGCGCGCGGGCCGCACTCGACGGCGGGAAGTACCCGGGGGGCATCCCGGGCCCGCCGCTGCATCCCAACTGCCGGTGCACCGAGGGGCTGGTTGAAGCCCGTTGATGCGGGGAAGGGGACGGCCGATGCGGGGAAGGGGACGGCCATGACGGCGGCACAGGTCATCGGCGAGGAGCTATTGACGGTCGCGCAGGTCGCGGCGCGCTACGGCGTCTCGACCGATAGCCTCTATCGCTGGATCGAGAAGGGGGCGCTGCCGGTGGTGCGGATCGGCCCGTTCCGGCGGATCCGGATTCGCGCGCGCGACGCGGACCGGCTGCTCGTCGCGGACGAGGGGACGTAGTGTGCCCTTGACGCCGGCAAGCGGCGCCAGGCACACTGCTGCCATGCCGACGCCGCGCGGACTCCGAGACGCCCATCAGCGCCCGTGCGTGTCGCTGGCCGAGGCGGCGCGTCGGCTCGGGATTACGCGCGAGGCGGTCCGCCAGGCGGTCCGGGCGGGCCGGCTCGAATCGGTGACGGTGCTCCAGCCTGTCCGGGCGGTCCCGGTCGAGGCGCTCCGACGGTACCACGTCACGACCCCCGCCGAGCGCGGCCGACGCCGGTGGGCCGGACGACCCGCGAAAAACCCGGGAAAACAGGCGAAAAATAGCACTTGACACAAGGAATGGCTCTGCTACAGTAGGGTTGTTATCAGGCCGTACCCGAGCCGCTCCGGGGCACGAGCGGCAGGGGGCTCCGGGCCCGATCCCGGGGAAGGAGGAGCGCGACGATGAGCCAGATCACCCTCCACGAGATCGCGGCCACGGACGTCCACGTCTACTACCGCGCACGCGGAGACCGTCGTGCGCTAGAGACGTCCCGAGAGACGTCCCGCGAACAGAGTCTGTAGAAGGGAGGCACGCGATGACGCAGAAGCTGTCCGAGGCAATTCGAGCGGGGTCGCGTCGGCGCCCGATGGTGACCGGCCGGCTGTTCGGCCCGACGGAGCACGGCGAAGTCGGCTCGTGCGCGCTGGGGGCCGCGGCGGAGGGTTGCGGCTTGGACGTGCGGGGTCTAGACCACCACGACGTGATCGAGGCCCTCAGTGGGTTGTACCCGGTCTTGTCGGAGCAGCGGGACTGGTACCCGCTGTCCCCAGACGGGCCGGGGACGCTCGAAGAGGCGATCACGACCGCCCAGGACGTCCACGGGATGTCCCGCGAGCAGATCGCGGACATCCTGGAGGGGATGGGGCTGTGAGGGAGGGAGAAATGAACACGGAACAGGCTCGCGAACAGGGCGCGGTACTCGACGACGACGAGAAGTACCCGGACGACGAGAAGTACCCGTTCCGGCGGCGGCGGGGCCCGCGGAAGGCGCAGCAGTGCCGCCGGTGCCGGCGGCCGGGGCACAACGCGCGGACGTGCCCGGCCGCGCAAGACTGCGGCTGCACCGGGCCCGACGGCCGGTTCCTGCCGGCTGCCGCCGTCTGCGCGGGGGGGCACCGTCTGTGTGCCAAGTGCGTGGCGGACGGCGGCGTGTGCCCGATCGTCTTGGGCCACCGCCGGCACGCCCGGCGGCTGCTCGTGATCCGCGCCTGAGTCCCGGTGGGAGGAACGAACAATGAAGCTGACGCTGTCTGAGGCGGTCGGCGGACGCGTGTACCTCGTCGGCGAGACCTACCCGCACCGCGAGACCCTCCGCGCGGGTGGCGCGCGCTGGGACCCCGAGCGGCGCGCGTGGTGGGTCAGCGACCGCGCCCGCGCTGAGGCCCTGGCGCAGCAGTGCGGCACCGGGGGCGCCGGCGCAACCGGTGCCGCCGTGGATACCGGGGGCGCCGGCGCCGGCGGGGCCGCCGTGGATGATCCGACCGGCACGACCGTCGCGGCCCGCGGCCGGTACCGGGACCGGCCGTGCTACGTCGTGGGACGCGTCGTGCGCGGCCGGACCCACTGGGACGACCGCGTCGCTCCCGTCCGGAGCCGGGACGGCGCGTCCGTGCTCTGCTGCTCGCCGGACGGTACGCGCCGGTGGTGGGCCACGGCGAGCGAGGTCGTCATCGCGCGGCAGTACGAGCGCCCCACGACGATCTCGGCACTCCGGCGGTACGCGGCGCGGCAGCGCGAGGCCGAGCGCGACGGCCGCTGCGCCTGCTCGTGCCACGGCGGTCCGCAGTGCACGTGCCCACGCTTCTGCACCTTGCATCACGACGGCTGCGACCGTTGTGGGTGCGAGGCATGAGGGAGGGAAGGAGCGATGAAGGCGAAGGCGAGAAGGAAGGAGAGCGATGAAGCCGTGCGCTGCGCCCACCGGCCGCGGCGCAGAGGAGATGACTAAATGACGACGATGGTCCGACGCCCACTCCGTCCCTGCAACCCGTTCCTCCACCCCGCCTACGCCCCGCTCTTCGACGACCAGCTCTTCGACGACCAGCCGCCGCCGCTCCCACTCCCGCCCGACCTCGTCACCGAGGTCCGCGCCCTCGCCGCGCGCCGCGACGGGGCGCCCGACCATGTCGTCGACGCCATCGACGCCGAAATCGTTGGACGTACCTACTGGCACGTCCTCCGACCCGACGCGATCGCGCGGGCAATCGTCGGGCGGCGGTCGCGCGTGAGTCGCGATGAGGCCGTGCTCATCCTCGTCGCATGTGCTGAGGCGGGGTACGACATCAGCGGGAATGGCGGCCCGGATTTCGCGCGCCGCTACGCTCACGAGTACGCGCCCATACGCGGACCCGAGCGAGACGAGATCATCTGGGCGGCCGCCGAGCACTGGGCGCGCCTGGCCACGAGAGACCTGACGTTCGTCTCGCTGGGCGATCGCCGCGGATACCTGCCACGGCCGGTCCAGTATGACCAGCCCGGCAGTCTCCATCCCGGACAGCGCGCGGCCCTGACCCTCGGGCCGCGGGGCGATGCCTACATGCGCCGCCACACTCGGCGCCTGCTTGTGGTCCGCGATGCCTGAGACCACCGCCGTGCTCCAGCACCTCACCCTCACCTCCGGCGACCTCCGGCCATCCCCGCGGTCGGAGGTCGCGGATGACATCGTCGCCATGTTGCGGCCGATCGTGCGAGCGGGCGGCGGCGTGCTCCGAGATCTCCGGATCACGCTATCGGCCCCGCCGCCCTGGCTGGGTGGCGTGGAGTACGACCTGGGCTGGAGCGAGGATCCCACCGCGCCGGACGTCCGCGGTGTGCTCTGCTGGTCGCCGGCCGAGCACGCGGCCTGGTGGGGCGCCGCGCGCGCCCTGACCGCGTGGCTGCGTCTCGCGGCGCCGGCGGAGCCCCCAACCACGCCCTGGCTCGCGGTCGCGATCCAGCCGACCGCGCTCAGTCGAACCCCGGACCAGCTCGCGATGCTCGGCGACGCCGAGCGGTGCGTGGCGTGGGCGATCTTGGAGGAGACGATACGATGAGACTTCTCGACCCCACCGCGCTCCGCACGATCCTCGTCGCCGACCCCGCGCTGGTCCGCCAGACGATGCGAGCGGGCGGATGGTGGCTCGGGCCGGAGCGAGACGCGACCGCGGCTGACGACGACGAGCGCCAGGCCACGGTCGAGGTCTTTGCTGCCTGGCTCGCAACGCCACCCGACCGGCCCGGCGCCGACGACATCGACCCGCTCGAGGGCGACCGTCTGGCCGCCCTCGCAGTCACCTACTACGCCGACCGGCACCCGGATGCCGATCCGCGCCGCGTCGCGGTCGCGGCGAATCTGATCGCGGAATGGGGGGCCGGGCTGTGGGGCGGCTGGCCGGCGGCCGATGACCTGCAGGAGTGGGTCCAGGCGATCGTGCTCGGCGTGCTCGGCGGCGCGGCCGAGCTGGACGCGGCCGAGCAGCCGACCGGGCGGTACGTGGTCCCGGCGTCGCTGGTGCGCGGCACGCCGCCGCCCGGGCTCACCCACGAGGCGACGGCGCGGCTCGTGGTCGCGCTCCTCGACCAGCTCCTGTTCGGCCCGCGGCCGCCGGTCCTTCCGGACGAGCCCACCGTCTGGCGGCTCATCCGCACCGGCCAGGGCCCGCTGGTCTTCCGCGGTCAGCGGCTCGGCGCCGTCACCGGTCCGGTCCACGGGCACCGGGTCCTCGAGCGCTGGTACGATCTCGCGCTCTACCAGACGACTGACGAGGGCGCCGTCCTCCAAATCGTCTACCGGACCCGGCGTCCTGGCGAAGTCGACCACCACACGGCGATCCGGCTCGCGAGCCTCGATCCCGACCTGGTCCTCGCCGAGCTGCGGAACTACCAGCCGCTCGCGCCGGTGCTGGGGTATCCGCCGGGCGAGGTGTTCCGTGCCAAGCAGGAGCGGCTCGAACGGACGCTCCAGCA